CTTCTGTTATTGTAACCGTCGACAACACTTCAGTTCAGCCCGCCATAGGAATAATAATAACAAAGTTAACGGCTACTAGATGTGAGGTTCTTATACTTGGAATATATACGGGATTCTCTGGGCTTACTATTGGAAGGGCGGTGTTTCTGTCTACCTCTGGGGGTATAACTTCCTCTGACCCCTCCACGGGATATTCGCACAAACTTGGTGTGGCAGTTGCGCCAGATACTGTATTTTTTACTCCAACAACCACAAGAGTACTTAAGGCATAAGGAAACGACATGGTTCTGTCAAATGAAGAGTTGCTCCGGCTTGAAATTCTAGATGTCAAGATAGCTCTAGCTAAGGCAAAGGTAGATCTGCAGCGGGCGCAGCTCACCTCTATGGCTAAAGATGCAGAGGTGTTGAAGCTTCGTGGTGACATTCAAAAGTTAGCCGTAAAAGAGGCCGAACTGGCAGCCGAAGGTGCGGCAGAGGATCGACGAAAGGCAACTAAGTCGATAGCAGCAGAAAAAGGAATTGACGGGGCTTGGTGGTTTGACCCACTTACAGGAGAGATAATTTTGCCGGAGCCAGGTAGAGCCGAGGCAGATAACAGTCCATAACAAGGAGACATTATGGCTACACGAAAGTTTTTGTTTGTAGACGCCAACGGCGACTACCAGGAGTCGGCAGGGGCGTACGAAACCTCCGACTTCACCGACACCTCCGCAGGTGCCGGAGATGCGGGCAAGCCAATCAAGCTTGACAGCACTGGATGGCTAGATGAAACACTGTTTGACTGGGCGTCGACGTTTACGATCGACTCCGCAGACGCGAAGGTGTTTAAGGCATCTGACCTAGCCAGCACAACGTCAGGCAAGGGCGCAGCTATCGTAGGGATTGAAGACTCTGCGGCGTACTACACCGGAACGGACCTTGAGGCAGTCCTGGCAGAGATCAAGTCTCAGCTTGGCGGGGCAACCTCCTCTACCTACAACTTCACCGAAAACAACGTGTTAGCGGACAACGACGCTGTCTATGCGGCGCTAAACAAGTTAGACCTAAAGTGGGGTGACCTTGCTAGTACCTCTTCCGGAGAGGGCGCTAGCTTGGTAGGAATCAACGATGCTGGAAACTACTTCTCTGCTACTACAGTAGAAGCTGCCTTGCAAGAGTTGGCGGGAGAGGATGACGGTCAGAGCTACACAGTAGGAACTGGCGGAGTTACAAAGGGAGACCTAGTGTATATCTCCAGCAACAACACTGTGTTGCCATATAGCACACTAACTGCTGCTCATTTTGGTATTGGCCTTGCTCGTACTACCGAGTCAGCTGCGTCCTCTGTTGTTGTCATGCGCGACGACGCCGTTTTGGCCGGAGTTCTCTCTGGCGCTACGGCAGGTACTAGGTATTACTGGAGTGGATCGACGCAAACCACGACTATACCAAGCGGCGCAGGTCAACATGTTTGGCAAATTGGCGTAGCCAAGAACGCCACGGACCTGCATGTTGAAGTTCGTCCTATCCGCGTAAACGCATAACAGGGGGTGTTCCTTGGGACTTAGCAAGAAGTTTCTAATATCTGAGGAGTCTGGAACTGAGCTGGAGTTTCCCAAGGAACACATACCCGAGGCCCAGGATGTAAAGTCTCCGGTCGGCCTTGCTTTACAGGGGGCCGACCTCCAAGACCTTTTCAAACGAATCCTGGCTGAGTCATCTAGTTGCTCCTGGACGTATGACTCAGAGGATCGCCCCGTTCAAGGAGATTTTCTGGTAGACTCTGTGTTGACAACAAGAGTTAACTATAGTTATACTGGGGACGTTCCTACGCAAATTTTAGTCAAATCATATTCTGGGGCTGTGCTTGTAAAGACAGTGACTTACACCCTTTCTTGGACAGCAGACAAACTTACAGGAGTTTCGTCCAGTGTTTAACTTTGTCACATACGCCTCTGGGCTTTTTAAGCTTAAAGGAAACACAGATGGAACTAAGATAGGAAACGTTGGAGACCGATTAAAGGTAGACGCCAAGGTTTCCGTTCCTGCGCTTACCTCAACCTTAAGATATGTTGACATGAACTCAAGCTCTGGGGGGGTTGCCAGAAACACAAACATAAGTACAGACTGGACAAACATTTTTAGCTACAGTGGGTCAGGAAACCTAGTTGGTTTTTTTATAAACGTAGAAACCCTTCCTACTGGATGGGTGTTCTCTCTTTTGGTAGATGGTGCGTCAATATTTGAAATGTCAGGAGAGGACATGACAGGGGACGGCCTATACGACTTAGACGATGTCACAGATAGCAACCAGGCTATGTTGGGCATCTCAAAGGGATCGCACGACAGGTTTATTTGGCACTCTCCACTAGGGCTGCCAATACAATATAGCTCATCTGTGGTTGTACGACTAAAGCGATCTACCGGCTCTAAAAAATTTCAAGCAGGGCTGATAATCCTCAGCAAAGAGACTTAACATGACACAGTTTCTTATAAAAAAAGAGTCCGAACTCAACGCTGAAAATAGTTTTTTCATGCTTAAAGGATTTGTTGGAACTGCAGTGGCGGGGCAGGTCACCGCCTTAGACTGGGAGCTTCCGGGGGAGAGGTGGCTTACCGGAGGAAAATTAACGTGTTCTGGGCATGAAATTATGGATCAGGTCGATTTGTTTATCGTCATGAAAGACGGAAACGGTAACGACCTATATGCGGCCCAGTTCGTAGACAAGGCAACTGTAGGTGGCGGCATAGATGAGCATGTCCCGTACACTACTCTAGTGCCGTCCGGCTGGTATCTCAGGGTAAAGTATTACTCTACTGGCTCCACAGATGTTCAGGTTGGGCTAAACATGAGACTACACAGACCAAAGGACGTTTCTCCGTGACATACGTTCTATTTTCTACAACAAATTCTTTTGGTTCTAGACTTATCCGGTGGGCCACTAAGTCTCCTGTAAGTCATACGGCCATCTTAAAGGACAACATGGTATGGGAGTCAAAGTTTCCTAGGGGTACGTCCTGTAAGCCGTTCTATGAATGGGCACAAAAAAATCAACTAATTGCAGTAGAATCTTGGCCAAAATCTGTTCCAGACCCCAAGATAGAGGACCTTGCACAGCACGGTGGGTCATGGTATGATGTAGGAGCATTGTTATTTTTGGCCATGTGTTATTTGTTTAGGGCGTCGCCTAAAAAGAACCTGTGGAACCACCCAAACGCAAAGATGTGTACTGAATACGTTACTAAGGTTTTACTCGGAACAGAGAACTCGACGATAACGCCGTGGGAACTTAGACTGTTAGTTAAAGATCTAAACACATGAACGACTTAGACAAAAAGTTAGAGTTAGCAAAGCTCAGGAGAATTGTAGCGTCCCAACTTAAGTTGTCGTTTGACGGTCTAGTTCCAGGAAGTCTTCCTACGGCCGAGCAAGAGGCCGTACTCAGGAGCGAGTCCCCGATAAACTGGGTTATCTCTGGGAACAGGGCCGGAAAAACTACCTGCGGCGGCAGGATAGTGTCTTGGTGGTTCAACGACGAACACCCTTACATCAAACGCCCCAAACTGTGGGGATCAGGAAGCTTTAACATAATTGTCGTAGGCCGCTTACAAGAGCAAATAGAAAGCGAGATTTGGGAGAAAAAGATACGACCCTTCCTTGCCGAAGGGTCATATGAAACTAAAACCGTCGGAGGAGCCCTCAAATCGGCCACCCACCTCAAAACAGGTAACAAGATCCTGTTCTTTAGCCACCACGACGCTGTAAACGCTCGCGACAAAGTACAAGCGTTTACAGCGCCAGTGGTTTGGGTAGATGAGATGCCTTCTGACAGTGGAATAATAACCGAACTAGTCATGCGTACAGTCACCCTACAAGGGTTCTTTTACGCCACGTTTACCCCTCTGATTGAAAACGACGACATTTATAGACTAGTAGAGACTCCCTCCCCATATGCCAAGAAACATCACTTAACTCTTTTACAGAACCCAATGTTTAAAGGCAGGGAAACGGAGGTAGAGGGTCAGATTCGTTCTATTTGTGCCACTGAGGCAGAATATCGTGCCAGAATGTACGGGGAGTGGTATCGGTCGTCGGACCAAGTGTTTAGGCTTCCGGCTAACTGTTTTCGAGAGCTTCCTACGCATTATCACCGGGGGTGGAGGCACTTTGCCGTTGTGGACCCTGCCGCTTCTGGCACAGTTGGGATGCTTCTGTGCGCAGAAGATCCAACTACAGGAGACTGGTATGTGGTGTTCGCTAAGTACCTTCAGGGCTCAGCGGCGTTTGACTTGGTACAAGATGTAGAAAAATCTATAGACGGATACAACGTACGTTGGAAGCTCACAGACTGTAACCCAGCAGGATTCTACAAGGAAGCTCTGCGGGTTGGAAAACCGTGGCGTCCTGTGGCAGACAAAAAGGACCGTAAAGTCGAGACCATAGAGAAGACCAACGAAGTCTTAGCCTCAGGAAGACTTCTCTTGACTTCTGGCGCAGACTTGCTAAAATCAGAAGCAACCAAATGCAAGTGGGCAGACTCCGGCGAAGACAAGATCAGAAAAGCTAGCAGATTTCACACGTTAGACTGCCTTCGCTATTTTGTAGACAACCTTCCTGTATTTGAGAGAGGTAAAGATCTTCCATTGACAGAGACTCAGGCTATTCGCAGAGAATGGCACAAGCGCAGAGAAGTGGCGGCCAGAAAGGCTAACGTAAAAATACTAGGCGGCAGGAGCAAATTGTGGGCATCGTCGAAATTTTAACTGTAGCAGCAATAGCTGGTGTCGTAATAAGTAACGTAAGTGTAGTGGTTGCGTTACATAGGGTAGAGTCAAAGGTCGAACGATTGACTGGAATGGCTGAAATGGTCAAACGAAACAACGGTCGGAGAATTTGATGCTTAAGTATGAAGTCTGGGGACAAGAGCAGGCAGAAAAAGAGATCCGGTCTCGTCTTAAAAAAGCACTGATTTATCAAGAGAAGTTCCACTCTAGTTGGGCCGAGAAAGAAAACATTCTGTTTAAAAGTTTGTCTGACATTGACCGATCTGTTGGGTATAACGTAAACGACATTTCTAGGTTGTTTGGCGGAGAAATGAACGAGGCAGATTCTAGGTTGAGTGTGAATTATGCCTATAAGTATGTTAGGTTCATACACTCTCAAATGGTAGCTAACCCCCCAGTAGTAATGCCTAGGCCCGTGTCCTATGATTTTTCGGACCAAAGAGCAGCCAGGGCAGCAGATCACATTGCACATCACCTGCGAAGAGAATATGGCATCCAGGGAATGACGGCAGACGTATGCCTTCTAGTACTTACACACGGAACTGGGTTTTGCAAGACAGAGAACAACCCATACCTTGGGGACGTTTTGGAGGTTGACCGACAAACTCAAACTTTAGTTTTGTCTGGGGATTTTGACTTTAAGGCCGTCTCAGTTTGGGATCTCCTTCTTGATCCTTCTGCGGCCAGATGGAAGGACATGCGATTTGTGTTTCATCGTCATGTCATGTCCAAAGAAGAAGCAGAAATGAAGTTCCCTAAGCACAAAGATAAGTTAAGGAACTACGAGAAAAAGGCAAAGCCGGACAGATTTTGGGAAGTAGACAGCAGCGGAACAGAATCTGAAATTGTTGAGATTTGGGAATATATTGAAAAGGGTCTCCCACAAAATGGACTTGTAGGTAGGCAAATGTTCTTGTTGCCTGACGGCCAAGCTGTATCTGACATCCAGGAGAGTCCATACCCAGAAGCTAGGTTGCCGTTTCATATTTTGACAGACGTTGATGTTCCTGGAGCAGTGTACGGAAAAACGTTTGTTGATTATATTGTAAGGCTTCAGGCAGTCCTAAACCAACTAGACTCGGTCTATCTAGAAAACGTACAAAACCATGGCGTTATTCGCATGGTAGTATACGACGCCGCAGAAAGTGAAGAGGGTAACATAACTGGAAATTCTGTAGATGTTATAAATGTTCGCGGAACTGCTGCGCAGAAGCCTGATTTTATCAACCCTCCTGGGCTGATGGGAGATTTTCACCGACTGAGGGAACAGCTGGTGTCTGCTATGGAGCAGCTTGCGGGTGTAAACGAAAGCATGTTTGGCCAACAAAGCCGAGAGATGTCAGGGTTTAGCATGCAGACAGCTATCAACGCTGGAAACATGATACGAACGGCTCTGTTTAACAAATATAAACTTTTTGTAGAAAATGTATACGACTACGCATTTTTGCTTGTGGACAAGCACTGGACCACCAAGAGAAAGATTCATGTTGTAGGAAAGGAGAACTCCTATGACATCAAATACTATTCCAGAGACGACGTAAAACGAGGGTTTGTGCTAGACTTAGAATACGGAGAAACGTTCAGCATCGACCCAGCTGCACGGCGGGAAGAGATTATCCAAAGCCTTCCCTTACTTAAGGAAGCCGGAGTGCCAGTGGCAACTGTTCTTAGCATGTTGAGATTCAACAACATCTCCGGAATTTTCGACAGGATAGATGCAGCTAAGCAGAGACAACTTGAGATCTTCGACGAAATGAAACTGGCTTTCTATGAAACTAAAACCATCGTAAACATCCCCCCAGAGCAAATGCAAGAGCATAAAGGTATGCTAGATGCGGCGTATGACTATATAAATACAAAAGAGTTTGACTTGTTAGACAGCCGACTTAAGGCAGCTATAAAAGATCACATTAAAGCTAGAGAAGAACTTGCGGCTTCCGAGGCTGCTACAGGTGCCCAAGGCACTCCCGCCCCTGCAGCCTCTTCCGGCCCCCCTGACCTGTCCGCCATCTTAGGCGGGGCAGGGGGGCTCCCTCCGCAGCCCTAATTAAAAAAAGCTTGACACCGGTCAAGCTCTATGTTACGCTTGTTCCGAGCATATCCTTATAGTTAGGACCGCTCTCCGTTACGCCACCCGAAAGGACGCAAGATGAGAACAAACGGCATTCAGACAGACGTAGGCAACGACTTTGACGTGACCCCTGAGCAGGCGCTAGCAAGTGCAGCAGTCGAAGAAGGGGGCCAAAAAGAACC